GTTGTTACTCAGTTCAAAAGTAGAACTGTTAAAGATACATTAAACGCAAATCATTTAATTATAGAAGGTGTTGTTAATGACAAAACAATAATTGCTATAAGTCAAACAGAATTTACACTAGGTACTTCAGATCCAAATAATTTAATTACAGGTTTTGATAAAATTAGAAAAGGAATTACTCTTGTAGACACAAAAGACGCTACAAACGGTACTACATCAACAGATCATTATTTCTGGGGTAGTGCATCTAACTCTTTAAGATTAGGTGGAAAACTTGCCAGCGATTATCTAACTACCGGTAGTGGAACAACAACGTTTAGTGGAATTGCATCTTTTGTAGATGCTGGTTTTACAGTAGGTGATAGTAATGACCTTAGAGTATCAATTGTAAACGGTAATGAAGCTAATATATCAAACGAAGTAGGATCAAAAATAGATTTAAAAGTAAATGTTACTGGACAAGTTACTACAATTGCAGAAGTAACAACTACAGGTATTAATCCAGGAACTGGAAATAGAAATTTAGGTGATGCGGCAGATAAATGGTTTGAAGTCCATGCAACAAGTTTCAAAGGAAATGCAGATTCGGCATCAGGAATTTATTTTAATAATTCAACATATGCAGGAGCAACTACGGCAAGTGCATCTACAACAGCATTAAGAGATGTCAGTGGTAATATTACTGCAAATCTTTTTGATGGTACAGCGACAAAGGCTCAATATGCTGATTTGGCAGAAATTTATGAAACTGACGAAGAATATTCAGTAGGTACAGTTATGAGAGTAGGAGGAGATAAAGAAGTAACAGCAGATGATGGTTCAAGCCCAATGGGTGTTATTTCCGAAAATCCAGCATACTTAATGAATAGTGAAGGCACAGGACAAGCTGTTGCTTTTGTTGGTAAGGTACCTGTTAGAGTTTTAGGCGCTATCTCCAAAGGAGATAAAGTCTATTCTGGCGAAAATGGCGTAGGAATTGGTCATGGAACCCCTGGTAATGTAATAGGAATTGCTTTAGAAACCAATCAAGAGATATCAGAAAAACTAGTCCAGTGCGTTTTAAAAGTGTAAATAATTCAAAGGAATACAAATGGCACTAGTAACAGCTGAAAGATACAATAATTTAAGACAAAGCGTGTTTTCTGTTTTATCAACAGGAGCAGGCGATTCTGGTTACGGACAAACTTTAACAAGTTCTACGGTATCATCAGGAAATCTAGTCCAAGCAAGTCATATCAATAACATTTACGAAGATATTAGAAAATGTTACAAACACCAAAATGGTGGCAATCCAACAGCAGGGCAACTTCAAGAAGTTCTTACTACAGATTTAGTTACAGACGACGATCAAACAAATTATAAAGGTTGGGATCAATACGAAGCACTTGCAACAAACATATCAACAAATAGACTTACAGCTCACGTAAATCAAATAGCAGTAAACGCCTCGGCGGCTACTAAAACTAGAAGCTCGTCTTGGAATGGTACAATTGTCCACGTTTTTACTGTTACATTTACTGATGAAGATGCTAGAAGATACTTTTTTAATTCAGGAGGTACAATAAGAATATCAGGAAGTGTGAATACGGGTAGTGCAAAAGACAACGATTGGAATACTATGTTGTCAAGTTGTGGTACTATAGGTTTTGGTGCTAATGGCACAACTCAAACTTCAGGCAATCCGATAGGAACAGTAGCTACTGGCATGGGAAATTATCAATTAACAGCATCTTATCAAGATATATTTTCGGCAATAGATGCTGGAGGCGGATCATATTCAGCAAACGATTTTAAAATCGAAGCCAAACTAGATGGAACTAATAAAATTTGGTTCACAATGACCTATTCAGATGATGCAGGAGGTAATATCGACGAAAATGTTGCCGATGCTACAGCTACAATTGATTATGGTTTGGCACAAACTGATGTAATTGGTATTGCTCCAGGTTTTGCAATTGACGGAACTAGCACTCTTTAATACCAAAATCCTACTTGATTAAATTCATAAATCCTGTTATAATCGCAAAGAAAACGTATGGAAGAAATACAACAAAAAACCTTGCGACTTGCGGATAGATTAAAAGTCCACAATAACCAAACTAGAATACTGAAAGAAAAGTTTGTGGATTCTAATATTCATTTCCTTAAAGGTCATCAATTTACAGTTGATTTAACATTAATCAACTATTGTAAAGGATTAATAGATTTAAACAAAATTGACGTTATTATATTAGATGATTACAAAATTCCTGTTAAAATAGATAACGTTCAGGACTTTTTTGACGACATTTCCGACTTATATCAAAGGAATCTTAATTCTTATTGGGTAGAATACAATAAGTTAGAAAAGTCAAAAGGGGAAATATTAAAGGATGACTAAAGGTGTATTACTATTTGCTCATAACAATAGCCTAATAGATTATGTATCGCAGGCAATCTTTTGTTGTGAACAAATTAAAAAACATTTAAACATACCAGTAAGTCTGGTAACATCAAATAAAGTACCTCCTGATAGTATTTCCTTGTTTGACAAAATCATTCCTATTAAAAACACTAATACAAACCAAACAAAATCATTTCTAGACGGTTCTACAAACAAATATAATGCTTTATGGCATAACTTTTCAAGGCCTGATTGTTATGATTTAACACCTTACGATGAAACTATTGTTATGGACACAGATTATATTGTAGGTAATGATCATCTATTAAAATGTTTTCAATCAAATGCGGACTTTTTAATTAATAAAGATGCAGAATATATCAATTATCAACATAGAGAGGATTTATTAGATGTAGATGTAAGTGATCCTAGTATTCCTATGTATTGGGCTACTGTATTTTATTTTAAAAAGACTGATAAAATGAAAACGTTCTTTGAATTAATTAAACATATTAAAGATAATTGGTCATTTTATAGATTCACATATCAAATAATAGGACAGAATTACAGAAATGATCATTCCTTTAGTATTGCTATTCATATGTTTAATGATTTTCAAGAAACTAATTGGCCCATGAAGCTACCAAGTAAGTTGTATTACATAACTGATAGAGATGAAGTTATACATTTTGATGGAGATTGGGAATTAAAGTTGTCAGTTGATACAAAAGAATATTATCCGTGTAAAATTAATGGTATGAATTTACATATTATGAATAAGTTGGCGTTGGGACGTGCAATAATGTATGATCGCTGGATTAAGGAGGATCAACATGATAAAAAATAAAGGGTATCTTATTTTTGTGCAGTCGAATAAAAGCACAGACTACTTTAAACAAGCAGTTGCATTGTCTATGAGTATAAAATTACATAATAAAAATGCAAATGTGTGTTTGATGACTAATATTAATGTACCTGATGAGTTAAAAAAGTATTTTAATAGTATTATAGGTATACCTGGGGACGATTATGCGGAAGAAAGCATTTGGAAAGTAGAAAATAGGTGTAAAATTTATAATGCATCACCGTATGATGAAACAATAGTACTAGATGCTGATATGTTGGTCTTAGAAAACCTGGATCACCGGTGGAAATTTTTAGATAACTTTGATTTATACTTTACATCGCAAGTAAAAACTTATAAAAACAAAATTGCATCATCAGACTTTTATAGAAAAGCATTTACAAAGAATAATTTACCAAATTTATATTGTGGTATGCATTATTTTAAAAAAACAAAAAATAACTTTAATTTTTTTGCTTTAGTAGAACATATAATAAAAAATTATGACATATATTACAAAAGATATACACCTATGAATACACAAAGATGGTGTAGTATGGATTTATCGGTAGCAATAGCAAGTCAATTAATTAATAATGCTAATAATATAACTTCTAAAGTAAATTTTTTAACATTTACACATATGAAACCAAATATACAAAATTGGAAATACAAACCCAATGCTTGGATGTCTTATGTAAACTCTTATTTTGATGATGACTGTAATTTAAAAATAGGAAATTATAAACAAAACGGAATATTTCATTATGTAGATCCTGGATTTTTAACAAATGAACTATTTGATAAGTTGGAGAATAAATGCAAAGACCTGATTTAACATTTACGCCTGATATAAAAGAACAAAAATGGTATTTTAATTTTAATAAAGATACTGGACAAGTTCTTAATTGTAGTGTCATTAAAAAAGGAAATTCTGTAGAAGTTCCAGAGTCTTTAGGACATGATATTGCTAATGGAGTAAAAAATTTATCGCAATACGTTATAATTTTACAAGACGGAAAGTATATTGTTAAATCTAAAACTGATATGGATGGGATAGCGTATGAAGTTACGTCTTCTAAAAAGACAGAAAATAGAAATGTATACAAAATAGAGTCTAATGATATAAATGATAAAATTTCATTTAAACTAGATATGAAAAATAAACAGTGGAATATAGGTATTAATGATAATTTGGGGCAAGAGATACAAAATACTTTAGATATGTCGGAAGATATAGTTTTAGACTTTTATGTTACTAAAAAAGATGATGCTAATATATTAGATTATATATTACCAGTCAATTTAAACAATTTAATTAAACAAAAAACACTTACAATAGAACATAAAAGTAATAATGTCCCTTCTTTGTATTGTAGAAAACTTTATGATTATAGTTATGAGGTAGTTAATGGATAGAATTAAAATTCAAGATTCTGATTTAGTATTTTTAAGCTATGACGAACCTAATGCTGAAAGAAATTATGCGGATTTAAAGAAAAAATTTCCTTGGGCTAAAAGAGTTCATGGTGTACAAGGATTAGATGCGGCTCATAAAGCCTGTGCAGATGTATCTGATGCAGAAAGATTTGTTACAATAGACGGTGATACTATTGTAGATAAAGATTTTCTTGATGTAGAAATAGATTTAAAAGCATTAGGCGTCGACAATACGTATATGTTTAGCTGGTGTGGCAATATTAACTTAAATGGGTTAAAATATGGCAATGGTAGTTTAAAATTATGGACAAAAGACTTTGTTAAAAATATGAAAACTCATGAAAACCATGATGGTAAAGATAAAAATTCAGTAGAGTTTTGTCATTTTCCAAACTATTATCAGTTTAATGAAAATTATTCTACAAGTTATATTAATGCTAGTCCTTTACAAGCCTGGAGATCAGGTTTTAGAGAAGGAGTAAAAATGAGCATCGACAGAAATGCTAGAGCTCCAAGATTAAAAGAGTTGTGGTGGCAAAATTATCATAGATTGTTAGTGTGGATGTCTGTAGGTGCAGATGTAGAAAATGGATTATGGTCAATATACGGAGCAAGAATGGGCTGTCATAAAGTTGTTTGTACTGACTGGGATATAAATCAAGTAAGAGATTTTGAATATCTTTTATCTGAATGGCACCCAAACAAAATGGGAAGAGGAGATAATTTAAGAAAAAGTGGGCCTAAACATTCTAAGTTAAATGAAGTAGAATTAATGGCTGAAATAATAAAATTAGGACACGAAATTAGAAATAGAGAAGAAATAGATTTACCTGTATTACCTTTGTCTACAGAACAAAGTAAGTTTTTTAAATCTGTTTATATGAATAGTCCAAGAATTTTTAAAAAAAGGAAACTATAATGTATGATATTGTTTTTATAAGCTATAAAGAAGTTAATGCTGACAAGCACTTTAATGAATTATATAAAAGATTTCCTATAGTTCAACGGGTAGATGGTGTACAAGGAATTCATAAAGCACATAAAACAGCCGCAAGTAAATGTTTGACAAAAATGTTTTGGGTCGTTGATGGTGATGCTAAAGTATTAGATGATTTTAATTTTGATTTTATGCCTGAAAAAAGAAATGAAAATGTAGTACACGTCTGGAGAAGTAAAAATCCAATTAATAATTTAGAATATGGGTACGGTGGTGTAAAACTTTTACCTCGTAGATTAACATTAGAAATGAAAGAAGATACTACAGATATGACAACTAGTATTAGTAACAGATTTAGAGCAATGGAACAAGTTTCTAATATTAGCGTATTCAATACAAATGCGTTTAATACTTTTAAATCGGCATTTAGAGAGTGTGTAAAATTAAGTAGTAAAGTAATTGATAGAGGTGATGATAAAGAAACAGATAGTAGATTAAATGTATGGTGCACTGTAGGTAAAGATAAACTTTATGGTGAATATGCAATTAAAGGAGCGTTAGCAGGAAAAGAATACGGATCTGAAAGTAAAGATTTACCAAGTAAATTAAAATTAATTAATAATTTTACGTGGTTAGAAGAATATTACAAATATAAAATGAAGGATAGTGTTTGTGGATTATCAAAATAATATACCATTTAATGATATAGTCAAATTCGGACAAAGAACTATGTTGGAACAAAACGTGTTCTCCGTTAGTTGGATACTTGGAAGATTTTGTAATTATGATTGTAGCTATTGTTGGCCTTATGCTAAAAGTAAAGTTTTAGATCATAGACCTTTAGAACAATATCAAAATACTATGAAAGAAATTAAAAGACAAGCAGAAGAAAATGGATTTAGTAAATTTCATTTTAGTTTTAGTGGGGGAGAACCAACAACATATAAAGGTTTAATAGAATTATTAGAATATTATGCAGATCCTACTAGCGAATATCTTAGTGTTCATATGACTAGTAATTGTAGTCCAGGTCTTAAATGGTGGAGTCGTTGGTTAGATGCAACTTATCCATTGGATCGTAGAGGTATTACAGCAAGTTACCATGCAGAATTTTCTAATGAAGAAGAATTTGGAAATAAACTTAAATTTTTACAAGAACAAGGTGTATTAATAACAATTAATCAAGTTATGGTGCCTGATAGATGGGATGAGTATTTTGATAGATGTAAAAGATTTAGAGATAAAGGATTACACGTTACTCTTAAACCCCAAAGTGACACTACAGCAAGTTTTATTGTACAAGGATATACAAAAGAACAAGTTAATATATTACAAAATGAAATGAACCATGAAGCAAAACAATTAATATTGTTTGATAATTTAGGAAAACAATATGAAATAGACCAAGCAGAAAGACTTAATGCATTTGGATTTAATAAATTTAAAGGTTGGAGTTGTAGTGCTGGATATCAAAGTTGTATTATAAGAGAACCGGGAGGAGAAATTAAAAGAGGCTACAGTTGTCATGACGAGCCATTAGGAACAATAGAAGGTGGTTTTAAATTATTTGATAAGCCTAAAGTTTGTATTACACCAACGTGTGTAAGTTCGGCTGATTCTAAAATACCAAAGGAAAAAAATGAAACTAGACAATTATAAGTGTATAGTGACAAAGGGTAAAAAGGAAGTGGTGTGGCATTATAGTCTACCATATAAAATGATATTAGAAGAAGTTGATGAACACTACAAAGAAGGTGCTGATGCAGTAGAATTAGAAATGATTACGCAACAAGAGTTTGATGATCTTTTACCAAAGGAAGAAGATGTATAATTATACAGAAATAAAAGATGTGCATTTAGAAATTACTAGCAAATGTCAAGCTAGATGTCCTATGTGTCCTAGAAGAATAGGTGGAGGTCCTTTAAATCCATTGATACATCTTGTAGAAATTAATTTAGATACATTTAAAAAATGGTTTCCTACAGAATTTTTAATTCAATTAGATAGTTTATTCATGTGTGGTAATTTAGGAGATCCTATAATTGCTCAAGATACTTTAGAAATTTATCAGTATATTAGAACTGTTAATCCAAAAATTAGATTAGCTATGCATACAAACGGTAGTGCTAGAGATACAGATTGGTGGGAGGCGTTAGCTAAAGAAAAAGTAAAAATAACTTTTGGTATAGACGGTTTGGTAGATACTCATCATCTTTATCGTGTTTCTACTAATTGGGAAAAAATAATTACAAATGCTAAAGCATTTATTAAAGCAGGTGGTTTTGCAAAATGGCATATGTTAGTTTTTAAACATAATGAACACCAAGTAGAAGAATGCCAAACAATGAGTAGGGAATTAGGTTTTAAATCTTTTAGTTATAAACACACATCAAGATTTAAAAGTGATAAATTTCATGTTATAGATGAAATGGGAAGAACAACACACATATTAGAACCAAGTAAAAAGAGTTTTGAAATGATAGATAAAATAAAAGAAGCAAAAATAACTCCTTGTGCAATAGATTGTAAAGCTAAAAAATATAGTCAAATATATATTTCTGCAGATGGTACTGTTAGTCCTTGTTGTTGGTTAGACTTGCGATGGACAATACCTACATCAGATGCAAGAGTAGATTATATGGATCAAATAGGAGAATTTGCTAATTTACATAATAAATCTTTAAAGGAAATTTTTGATTCACAATTTTTTAGAAAAATAGAAGCCACATGGACAGATAAACCTTTAATAGAATGTTCAAAACAATGTGGAAAATTTGATAGATTAGGAGAACAATTTGAAACTCAATATTAAAGATGTAATGTACTGGATGGATGCTATTAGGGGATCCGATGACAAGTATAAAACATTAGAAAGTTTTTGGAAAGGACAAATATCTAGTAAAGTTTGGTTAACTGAACAACTTAATGAAATAGTTAGACCTGCTAATGCAAATGTTCTTATATGCGGAGGATGGTATGGTGTAATGGCTACATTATTATTTAATAGCAATATTAAAGTTAATAATATTAGAAGTATAGATATTGATCCAGGGTGTAAACCAATCGCACTTAATATGAATAAACATTATGAAATTAATGGAAAATTTAAAGCAGATACTTGTGATATGTTAGACTTTAAAAATTATAAAGATTATGATATTATTATTAATACAGTGTGCGAGCATATGTCTTGGGATCAATATTATAAATGGTTAGAGAATATACCTGAAGATAAATTAATAATTTTACAAAGTAACAATTTTATAGAACATAAAGAACATATTAGTTGTGTGCTTTCTGAAGAAGCTTTTAAAAAGAAATGTGAATTAACAAATATTTTGTATTCAGGTACATTAGAGTTACCTAAGTATGAAAGATATATGGTGATAGGAAAAAAGAAAAGAATTTACAGATTTAATTGCAAGGAGTTGGGACAAGTATGGCGTACAAATTTGAAGCATTAACAAAAGAGAAATCTAAAATTGTGTTTATTTGTTTAGACACTATGTATAAGATCCAAAGAACTTGGACTAAAGAGTTAATTAAAAATATTGCAGATTATCAAGTGCAAAATATTACTAGTAGTGGTTATGATTTATTAACTGCGGTAACAGAAGAAAATGGTTTAAAACAATGTGAAAAAGATTATACTCACGCAGTAGTTTATACAGTAGATACAGAATTTGAGGGAGATAAATTTTTCACATATTTAGAAGAATTAGTTAAAACAGATTTCTTTATAGCAGGACATATATTAGATAGAAAAGAAGGATACTATGAACTTCATGAACAATGTTATGTTATCAATTTAAAAAAATGGGTTGAATATGATTATCCAGATATGGGTGCAGAAGTAGAAAACGAAAAACACTTAAAAGCTGTGCCTATTAGAAGTGAAGAAAATTATCATGATAATCATACACCACTTTGGATTAAACCTGGTAATGAAATGATAGAGTATAAGGATAAATGGCATGGTTGGAATATACTTAATATTGCTTTAGATAATGATGAGGATATAGTAATATTTGATCAGAAAATAAGAGATAGTAAAAAATGTTATTATGCTGAATATGATTCAGACTTTCAAGAAAATAGTCAAAGCATATATCAAAAATATAATTTTGCCGCGAACAGACTTTATTATCCTACTAATACAAAAAAATTACAAGATGTTAATATAAAAGGACCTATTTCACAATTAATTGTTCCTGCCAGTGGATTTAATTGGTTGTTATATTTAGACAAGTACGGACATGATGAAAATACAGAAGTTATATTTTATGATTATAATCCTAATGCATTATGGTATATGAAAGAAACAATTAATAAATTTAATGGGCATGATTATCATAAATTCTTAAAAGGTCTTATAAAAGATAAAGCACCTGATTGGTTTCAAAGTAAACAAGAAATTATTACTAATTTTAGCAAAGTTGCTAAATTGTGGCATTTAAAAGATGATATAAAAATGCAATTTGTTCAATGCGATTTATTAAATGAATTTAATATAGATATTAATAATGATGAAAATACAATTTTTAATATTAGTAATATTTTTGCTTATGAACCTACAGTAGCTTTTATTACTGTTAAACAAAGATTAGAAAAAGAAAACAAATTATTGCGTATATTAAAAGAGAAAAGTCCTAAAATACAATTAGTAGTTTCAGTTCATGCTTGGAGTGGCTTGTCAGAATACAAACGACACACAGGCCCAGCAGAAAAATTTGACGAAATGGATCTTGAAGATTTAAAAGCTCCGCTATGGAGATTTGGGGAAGATTGGAAAAATTTAAATGAAAAATAAAAGTTGTACGTTTTGTATGCATCCATTTACTGGTCTTGCTACTAGAGAAGATGGCGCAATTAAGATATGTTGTAGAAGTCTTCCTATTGGTAATATTAAAAATGAAAGTTTAGAATTTGCTTGGAATAGTGAAAAAATGCGAGAAGTAAGACGGCAAGTATTAAATGGAGAACGTCCTGATGTTTGTGCACCTTGTTTTGATTTAGAAGATCAAGGAGTACAAAGTTTAAGACAAAGACATATTGCAGATAATATACCGGAATCAAGAGTTAACCTTTATCCTAATGCACTTGATAGTCTTTCTAAAGATATGACAATGCCATTTGAACTTCCTACGATGGAAATTAAAATTAATAATTTATGTAATTTAAAATGTCGTATGTGTAATCCATTAGATAGTACACAATGGAAAGATTGGAATAGCATTGTAGAACATTATAAAAAAGAAGACAACTATCTTGTTAAAGCAGTAGAAGATTTAGGACTTACAAAAGCACCATATGTTGGATTGTTTGACGATAAAAAAGAATGGTGGGATAGCTTAAGAAAACTATTACCTCATTTTAAAAGAGTAGAATTTGCAGGAGGCGAGCCTTTGATGGACCCTCAACATTATAAAATTTTAGATCTTCTCAGTGAGAATGGGAAAAATATAGAAATAAAATATGCAACAAATGGTACAGTGTTAGGAATAAAAGGAAGATGGATTAAAGACTATTGGCCCAAATTTAAAAGTGTAGCTGTTAATGTTAGTATTGATGGGATAGATGAAGTATATGAATATGTTAGATCCAATGGAAAGTTTCAAGATGTTGTAGATAATGTTAGAATAATGAAAAATATACCTACAGTAAGTAGAATTGTAGGAGCATTTACAGTACAATCTAATAATATAATGCAAATAGACAAGGTAATAGACTATTTTTTAAACAAATTAGAAATTGTATTTTATAGTCATAGGGTACAATATCCTAGAGCCTTGAGTGCCCAAGTATTACCAAAGGAATTAAAAGATAAAGTTATAGCAAAATTAGAATTAATGAAGGACAAAGTTAAAGAATATAGGTTAGTTAAGGAACATCCAATATTAGAAAAAATTACATTACAACAAATTCAGGATAATATTAATTTTCTTAAAGCAAGAGATCTAAACAAGTATTGGAAAGATTGTGTAGATTTTAATCATAAGTTAGATAAAACAAGAAATCAAGGTCCTTTTGAAAAAATTATTCCGGAGTTTGCTCCATATGTATAGAGTAGAACATTTATATGAAGATGTACGACAAAGTACTAAAATAGAATGGAACATAGGTAAAAGATGTAACTATGATTGCAGTTATTGTCCTGCAGAAATTCATGATAATTTTAGTGAACATACTGATATTGAAATACTTAAAAATACTGTAGATATTATTTCTAAAATGAATAAACCTAGAATAAGTTTTACAGGAGGTGAACCTTGTGTGCATCCAAAATTTACAGAACTTTTAGAATATGCAAAACCAAAAGTTACATGGATAAATGTAACCACTAACGGTACCAGAACAGCCGAGTATTACCAAAATCTTTTGGACAATTATCTTAACCATATTGTGTTTAGTTTACACTTCGAATATGACTGGAATAAAGTTGTAGAAACAATAATAAGGGCAGTTAACAGCTCAGTTAATAAGAATGCTCTTGTACACGTAATGATGCTTCCAGGCTCGTTAAATGACGTGCAAGACGCTTGTAGACGCCTTTTAAATGGTAATATAAAGTATAGTTTGCGTCCAATTCGGTGGACCAAAAAGCATGATGATTTTGAAGATATGAATCGGTATAGCGAAGAAGAAATAAAGTTTTTGAAAATCCAAAATCATAATCCACCACATAATACTTTGGTAGACAAATCCAAAACTTGTAATGTAAATGATATGTTAATTTTGAAAACTAATAAATTTAAAGGATGGCTTTGTAATGCAGGTTTAGAAAGTTTAATGATTAATTGGGATGGTGATGTACATAGAGCAACTTGTAGAGTAGGAGGAAGTATAGGTAACATTTATAATGGTACGTTTGAAATTCCAAAAGATCCTATTGTGTGTACAAGAGAATGGTGTACGTGTGCCGCGGATATAAATTTAACAAAAATAAAAAATGAAAATACACAAAATAACTTATAAATTTCCTGAATTAAACAATGTTTTACAAATTGAATGGACTTTAGGTAATACTTGCAATTATAATTGTTCATATTGTTTACCTATATTACATGATAATTCTTTTCCTTGGATTAATTTAGAAAAAAGTAAAAAATTTATAGACAAATTACATAATCATTATACTGATATGGGTATTACACATTTTATTTGGAAGTTTGGTGGAGGTGAACCTACTCTTTATAAAGATTTTGCAAAACTATGTGAATATATTAATCAAAAAGAAAATAATTTAATAATACCTATGACAAATGGTAGTAGAAAAATGGATTGGTGGAAAGATAATTATAAAAATTTTTTTGCAGTGCATTTTAGTATTCATCCAGAATTTACAAAACCAGAACATATTAGAGATGTATGTGACTTTTTAATAGAAAATAAAGTAGATAATATTTGTCATATAATGATGAAACCCGATGAATGGTCTAAATGTATGGATATAATAGATGTATTAAAAAATAGCAACAGAACTGAATGGGGGATTCAAGCTAAACCATTACATCAAGTTTGGGACACCGATACTGTAAGTGAAAGAGACTTATATCCTTATACAGAAGAACAAAAACAGATATTTAAAGGTACAATTAGAGCTCAAGAAAGAGTTAATGAAAAAATAGATACTAGATTTAATAGAGATATGTATATGGTAGAAGATGATCAAACATATGACTTTGATCCATATTGGACAGTAGCAAATGATATTGTTGATTGGCGTGGTTATACTTGTAATGCTGGTATAAACAGAATTTATATTAATTATGACAAAAGAATGTATTTAGGAGCAGGTTGCAGAGTTTTATCTGAAGGTTTTACAGGTAAAAAATATGATGAAGATTTTAATTTTCCAACAACTAGTGTTATTTGTAATCAAGAAAGGTGTGTATGTATAGCGGACATTCAGGTGCCAAAAACAAAATAGGTTTCTTCGGAGACAGTTTTATTGCTCACCCTCTTAAAGATAATTGGATGGGTCGAATGGCAGATTCATTAGATGCAGAAATTGTAAATACAGGAATTAGTGGTTCAAGTTATTGGACTGCCGTTATGCATTTTACAAAAAACTTTCATAAATTTAAAGATTTAGATTATTGTGTATTTGCTTGGACTGATCCTTTTAGAATATATCATTCAAAAGGAGATTTTAGTCCACCTAGTGCTTATCAAGGTTCTAGTAAAAGACATAAAGCCGCTCAAATGTTTTTTGAAGAATTAGTAGAATGGAATAAAGAAAGATTAAATTTTCAGGCTGTTGCTTATTGGTTAGACAATGAATACTTGTCTAAAATGAAAGGTAAAATTTTACACTTATGGAGTTTTGGAGATACTAGAGTAGAACCTTGGAGTGACGCAGAACTAGATCAAATTAAGTATTTGCATACTTGGAAACACGGAATAGAAATAAGAAAACCTTTGTATTATATTAGTTGTAGAACAGATCCAAAAAGAGCTTGGTGCGAAGAAAATTTAAGATTTTTACAAAGTATATTTGCTTTTAGAGTTAATCATATGGGACCAGATGGTGACAATGAAGTTTTTAATCTTATAAAAGATGTGATAACTCGGGAAAAGTGGATTTAGCAGATAATTTTCTTATACCATCTAGTTTAGTAACGTATTCTTTAAATCCTGGAAGTAGATGACTATTATCTTTTTCATCCATATGATCCATTACAGCCTCCCAACGTTTCCAGCCATAAGGATTGTGTTTCCAATATTCATCATCTTGTCTGTAGTTTTTCCATAACCATTCTTTAAATTCTGTATAACGTTCACGAACTTCTTGTTTATCCTCTTTAGGTAATATTTGAATACTTAAAAATGTAGGTATGTAAAGCAAGTGCATATTAACTAATCCACCTCCCATTTGTGTACCGCCGGGTACAGTTCCTAAATTAAGTTTTTTAAATTTAGATTCTACTTTCCATTTCATAAAGTCTGGCAAGTGTTTTACATTAAAAATTTGTATAGCAGTTGCTAAACTTGTTTGTATATTGTCGGGAGTGTTGTCTAACATACGAAGATTCTTTTCTACGGTATCCCAGTTAGTTGGAAAACGTATATATTCATCTCGTTCATGACAAGCGTCCATGCTAATTGCAAATTTAACTTTCTTAAACTTGCTCCATAACTCAATTAAATCTTCGTCTACTAATATACCATTTGAATTATATCTTAATAAGATTTTATCTTGATATCCTTGTCGTACAATTTCTTCAATAAATGTTTTATGTTCTCTAATCATTAAAGGTTCACCACCAGCAAAATAAACTTGTTTTAAATTAGGAATTTGTTTATTCATTTCTGCCCAAAATGTATCTTTTTCGTGCCACTTGTTATTAAATTCTTGTTTACCCCAAGACATTTGTTTTCTAACTGTAGGTATTGTTAGTTGAGGCATAAGTCGTTGCCAATCTGCAACCCATTTAGAACTGTCATGAGGAGAACACATAACACACTTAATATTACAAGTATGGCCTAATCTTAAATCTAAATATCTTAATGTTTCAGGTACAGTTCCATCTTCTTGTGTTTGTTTTATTAATTCAGGAATATCTACACCATCTTTGTGCCACGTACCCGTTTCCCAAATACGTTTACTAACTACTCCTACTTTTTCTTCATTGAAACATTTAGTACAACTAGCAGGTATTTTTCCAGCTAACATAGTTTTACGAACTGACTTCATATATTCATTGTTCCAAGCACTCATTGGTGTATCTTTTCCAAAGTTTGCTGGTGTGCCATCTTCTTTTTTAACAAGACCTACTTTGTGATCTTTTCCTGCTCCACTGGCGTTTGCACTACAACATAAACGCATATCTCCATTAGGGCGTGTAGCAAAGTGAATCCAAGGCAATACACAAAAAGTACAAGAACCACTAACTGATTCTATTTCTCTTTGCCATTTACCTAATTTAGAATCTTTAGGATTTAACCAATATTCATTACTTTCAGTCACTGTTATCTATTCCCCATTGTCTTTCTTTACACCAAAAACATTTACCACATACTGGAATGTCTTTACCTGGAACATATGTTTTATAATCTAGGTTTCCAAATATTTCAGGATAAGTTTCCTTATCACCTTCGCAACTTCTTGTAAGATTAAACAGATTCATGATGCCTAATCTCTTATATTGAGATACTATCCAATCTTTTTGTACGAAGGTGAAAGGATGACAAGCCACGCCATTCATGTGTGGCTTTATCAATCGATGTAGATTTTCAACAGTATCATTTGATAATGTACTGTCTCTGTCCGTTAATCGGCCATCGAATTTTATTTCAGGATTTTTAGTAAGTCCACAAAACCATGCATCTAGATTATAATTATGACCTATATATTCTGCGTGTGATCTTAACTCTATTTGATTACCGCTTTTTAATTTGCCATATTCATCAATAATGTTTGGACCTTTAGAACCCCATTCTAAATCAGGTGCAATAAAATTTGTATGTTCTATAAACTTTATATCTTTAAATGTTTCTTTAAACCAAGCAAATACTTGTTTAAAAATATGTTGTTGCCAAGGACGTGTTTTCCATAATCTAACATTATAAATTATGTGTATTTTGGTATAATAATTTTTACGTTTAATTAAATCGCATATAATATATGCTATTAAGGCACTATCACAGCCACCACTAAGACTTATTCCTATATTTTTCCAGTTTGGTGACAATGGAAAATATACATCAGATATATCGTGGATTATATTTTGGTATTCACTATTCTCGTAGAGACTTTTTACTTTGTT